TTTCTGGTGGTAATCCACAAGCAGGTGCTGTAGCAGCAAATATCACAACCACTATTGCTAATGGTCAGGTTGTTATCATGACTATTGAATTGTTCAATGGTTATGTTGGTGGTAAAGGATATACTACACCACCTACTATTACAATCGCTCCACCAGCAGGTTCTGGTACTCAGGCAACTGCGGTTGCTCTGATTGAGAGCAGACTATACGGAGATATTGTTAACAATGTCAAGATTACTGATCTTGATACTATCGAGTCTAGCGATCTTCCTGCAGAGACAATCAATATCAACCGTACAGTTAACACATCAGGAAGCAATGATCTGAACTGGGTATCACTATCTTCACAGCAGATCTCAGCAAACGATATTACAACTGGCGTCATCTCAACCGCTAGATTGGCATTTGACTCTGGTGCTGCTAACTCCTTTACTTTCTTGAGAGGAGATCAATCATATGCTCCTGCAGTTCAAACAATCAAAGGTCCAGAGACTAGATACTTTGCTCAACTGAAGATCCAAGCAAACAGCGGTGCTTCTCAGTTAATCTTTGATTCAAGTTCTGAGTTCCTCAAGGGACATGAAGTTGTACAGATTACTGGTATTCAGGCAGATACCAACATTGATGGTGTTCTAACTGAGTCTGGAGAAACAACTGTTACTTTAGATAAGTTCTTGACATCAACTCTTCCTGCAGGAACAATTCTAGAATTTAACAGAGGTAAATCACCACTAACAGTTGAATCCTCTCAAACTCAAGGTGGATTTGTTGAAGAAGTTGTTATTCAAAATGGTGGTTCTGGATTTACAGATGGACAGTATTTCTCAGTAGATCTGACTGGTGGAAACGGAGTTGGTCTGAAAGCTAATATCATTGTCAGTGGCGGAATTGTTACAGATGTAACCATTACAAGTGGTGGTCAAGATTATGGTCAGAACACGAGTGAATCTAATGTAGACTTTGTTGTTTCTTCTGCACCAACAGAAATTGGTGGTGGTACTGGTCTAGTTCTTCTAGCAAAAGTTACCACGGTATTGAGACAATATGCAAACGTCACTATTGACGTTGATAGAGTTAGCGATCTAACCACATCTGGTGATCCATATGGAACTCTTGGTGTTGCTAGATTCCTCAAGCAGCAGTTCTTAATTGGTGAAGCAGGAAATGGTTCTGTTTCTATCAATACTGGTCCAGATTCTGGTCTTGACGCTGATACTCTTGACGGTGCTCAAGGTTCATTCTATCTAAACTCAACTAACCAGAATGCTGGTACTCTACCAGTTGAAAGACTGTCTGGTACTTACAATATTAATATTGCTAACCAGTCTGGTAGTACACTGAGACTGAAGTCATCTACCAATTCACCAACAGGTAACCCAACTCCAGACGAGTTCTCTACTGGTATCATTGCTGATACTAAGAACAACTCTGCTGATGGTCTAGCGGACGGTGGATCAAGACACATGGTCCTTACCCTCAGAAATGGTGGTACTGACTTCGATGCTACATTTGGTGGTGTAAGACAACTCGCATTCACAGATGGCACTGCTGAAACTGGTGCTGGAATGTGGATTCGTGGTTCTTTCAACAGTCCAGCAAACTCATTCGGCAACTGGTATGAAATCTGGCATGGTGGTAATCATGGCGTAGATAGTGGACTTGATGCTGACAAGATGGACGGTCGCCAAGGAACTTGGTATCAGACCGCTGAGAACATGAACTATGGTATTTTCAGTACCAATAGAATTGCTCCTCTACAAAGAGAGAAAGACTTCCTTGGCAAACTTCGTGTCATGGATTGGACTGGAGATGTCAGAGTTAGTGTCCTTGTAAGAGATGAACTTCTAAACACAACACCATTCGTATCTGGTCAACCTGTAAACCTATACACTGCAGGTGGTGTTGCTAGAGGTACTATCAGCATTACTAAGGTAGAACCAAGACAGGATGTCAACGATGCTGCCAATAACTACACACTAATTACTGGTAGTTTGACTTCTGGTGATTTTGATTCGTTTATCGATGCAGAATTTATTGGTACTGGTGGTGTAGGTAACGCATATCAATTCCAAGATTGGAACGTTGCTCAAGTAGATGATAATGCTGATGGAGATATTGATGGAACATATGAAGTAATCAGTGGAGAAAGTGTTTCTGGTAATGCTCGTCTCAGACTTGGTAGAGCAGATGGACAAGCATCTGATCCTTCAATTTACTTCAGATCTTCTGCTCTTGCAGCATCTGACTACAACGTAGCACTTATTGCTACTGGTGGTAATGCTACTAACGGCAGTGGTATTCTTGAAGTCAAGGTTGGAAACAACAATCAGTTGACAGTCAATGGAAACACAGTTTGGAATGCTGGTAACATCACTTTCAACTCTTCAAACGTTGTAAGCACTGGTGTTATTCGTGATGCTAATGGAGACTTTGCTGCTGGAACTATCACAGCAAACCTGACTGGTTCTGCTTCTTTGAACGTTCTCAAGGCAGGCGATACCATGACTGGTTCTCTAGTCATCACTGGTGTTGCTACTACTGATCAAGCACTTAGTGCATCTGGTAGAGCAGACTTCCTCAGCAATATTACTGTTGCTCAAGACCTAGCGGTTGACACTGACACACTATTCGTTGATGCTTCACAAGACAATGTTGGTATCAACGTTGGTACAACCCTTACTGCTGGTGTTGGTCTTGACATTCTTGGTGGATCAATTGCTGCTCTAAGACTACAGGGTCCTGCGAACCCAACTGGTCATATGCTACTGATTGATGGTTCCAGAAACTCTTATTATGATGATGCTAACCATGCGATGATGTTCATCTCGTCTGGGGCAGCGGCAAGTACACATCCTGGCGAAGGCGCACACTGGATCTTCAACGGCAGAGCATCTGATAGAGATTTCATCTTCCGCAGCAACTCTAACAACAAACTAACCATTCAAGGTAATGGTGGACTTGTTATTTCTAATAGTGGAACAAATGATGGTCTAACTGTTGATAATTTGATTGTTGGAAACAAGGGTCTTCAACTTGGTTTAAATTCCAGCAATGACGATGCTCCTCTCTACTTCTATGGTGCAACTGGAGCATCTGATGGTGCTGGTGGATACCTAAGCAACTTCAGAGTTGGCAACGGAATCATTGGTGGTGATATCTTTGAAATTACTCCTAATGATGGTGCTCAAGGTGCTACTACTTGGAAGGGAACTCCTGCTCTTGCAATTCAGGGTACTAACAATAGAGTTGGTATTAATACTACATCATTCTCTGGTACAGATAACAGTGGTTCTTCACCAGTTCAAAGAAATTACATCCTGAACGTTCAGGGTGATATGAACCTCAACGGTCAATTCTTCCAGAACAATGAAGAGTTTGTTACCTCACGTTGGACTCAGGCATCCAACACTCTCGATATTTACAGACTATCTAGAGTGGGTATTAACAAAGCAGACCCAACATATACTTTACATGTTGCATCTGGAACAGTTGGTGGCGTAAGTCTACCAGCAAGTGTCAACATTGAGGGTAGCACATATACATCTGGTCAAAATACCAGTGTCATGTATGCTAATGGTGATAAGCAATACCTAGATACCTACGGTATGGTACAGAGACACAGAAGAGTTCTGAATCAAAGTATCACAATCTCTGGTTCTGATAATGCTGCTTCCTACGGTCCAATTGAAATTCAATCTGGAACAACTGTCACGATTGGTTCTGGTGGCACTTGGAATATACTATAAACTTTATAAATAGAATCAAATCCTGTTTATTACGCATATGAGTAGGGGAAAGTTAACAGTTGCTAACTGCAATCCATCAGTACAAGTGATTTTACCATCACATGCTATTGGTGCATTCCCTGGTGATGCGGGACCAGGCGCTATTGCTTGGGATGCCGCAGGAGGAAACATGTATTTGTTCGCACCTACCGATGAAGGTGGTGCAATTTGGCAGAAAATTCAACGTCAATAAAAAACTATGTCTACATTAAATGCGGGGACCGTAAAGGTTACGGATGCCCTACAATTACCATCATATACCAATGCACAGAGAGATGCTCTCTCTGCGTCTATTGGCACCATGATCTACAACAGTGAAGAAGGTGGCGTTCAAGTTTGGGACGGTGCTGAATGGAAAACTGCTGTAGGACAGGGTGGTGGTTTCATCGAAGCTACTGGTGGAAATGTTCAAACGGATGGAGACTTTAAGATCCATACTTTCAATGGTGCTAATGCATTCATTGTAAACCAAGTTGGTGAAGCAGATCAACCATTTGGTAGAACTGTTGACTATCTAGTCGTCGCTGGAGGTGGCGGTGGTGGTGGTTTCGGTTCTGGATATAACGGAAACTTCGGATCTGCTGGTGGCGGGGGTGCTGGTGGAGTTCTAAGAACAGACGGATTTAATTATCCAATCTCCGCTGGTTCATACTCTGTTTCCGTTGGTGGCGGTGGTACTGGTGGTACTGGTAACGGCATGGGTGCGCCTGGTCAAGACAGTTCCTTTGGTACTCAAACTGCTACTGGTGGTGGCGGTGGTGCTCAGCAAGACTATTATGGAATTCCTGGTGGTTCTGGCGGCGGCAACGGCACTGACGGTCCTGGATATAACAACCCAGCAGGATCAGGTATCTCTGGACAAGGACACCCTGGCGGTACTGGTCCACCAACCCAAAACGGATCCAGCGGCGGCGGCGGTGGCGCAGGCGGTCCTGGACAAAATGGTTATCCTAGGGGTCCTGCTCCCGCAGCAGGCGGTCCTGGATACGGTTCCGCAATCTCTGGTGCTGCTGTAATTTACGGTGGTGGTGGCGGTGGTGCTAACTACCCTGGTGGTCCTCATAACCCCAATGGTGGTTCTGGTGGCGGTGGATCAGGAGCTCTGTCTCCTACTGCTAGCGGCAACCCTGGAACTGACGGTCTTGGTGGTGGCGGCGGTGGTGCTGCTGACCAAGATCCACGTAACTATCCAGAACCCAAAGGTGGTAATGGCGGCGGTGGAGTCGTAATTATTAAATACAAATTCCAGTAAGAAGACAAATGGCACACTTTGCAAGAATTGATCAGACAGGCACCGTAATTGGTGTAATCAAAGTCCGTAATGAAGACATTATGGATGAGAATGGAAATGAGGTGGAGCAGAAAGGAATCGATCTGCTCCAATCCTTGTTCCCAAATCCTGCCTGGGATTATAAGCAAACTTCTTACAATGCATGTGAAGGAGTACATAGAGTCATCAATGCAGATGGCTCTAGTACCTATCACACAAAAGAATGCTGTAGGAAAAACTATGCTTCCATTGGTGGTAAGTATGATTATGAAAGAGATGCTTTTATCCCAGCAAGATATTTTGAAGGTCAGGTTTATCTAGACGAAGAATGCTGTGTGTGGAGAGATCCTTTCCAAGTACAGCAACGTCAAGATAATGATGGAGGAGACTCTGGAATTGATGACCAAACTGACTACACAGGAAACAAAAATATGACTCCTGGAAAGTGGGTTTGGGATCAAGCAAGAAAAACTTATGTAAATACTGGTGTTTATGAAGCACCTGTTAAAATGGCAACTACTTGGAATGAGCAGACTCAAACCTGGAATGCCATCCCACAAGATCAAGTTATCAACGGTTGATGCTATAATAAATATCAGTAGTTGATATTTGTTTTATGATTTCGTTATGGTTTCCCAAGGCGATATTTTTTCAACCCAATATTCTCAATCATAAACTAGAGTCTTACGAAGAGGAAATCAGAAACGCTCTAACAGAAGTTGGTGTGTCTAGAGATCCTTTGAAGAATGTTAGTTCGACTCATAAAACAAGAGATAACCTCTTTGAGGTAGCAAACCTAGACGGTCTTAGAAAAGCTTTCTTTGACCAGTCTAGGTTATTTCTTGATCAAATAGGATATAAAAATTTAGATAGTCTCCATTTTACTAATGTATGGGCAAATGTGAGTTATGAAGGAGACTATATTTTTCCACACAATCACAATGGATCTTTGATCTCTGGTGTATACTATATCAAATCAGACATAAATGAGTGTATCAAATTTTTCAATACACCATCTATGTTACCAGATCCAGATGTCTGGAATGATAATAATCACCAGTTCTGTCAATATCAATGTATTCCTGGATCATTGATATTGTTTCCTAGTGATCTCATGCATGGTGTAGAAAAACAACATGCTGCTGAAAAGATTTCGATTTCATTTAATATGTCGCTATGAATGAATTTCATGTTCCATCTCAGACTCCAAATTTTATTGCTGGGTGGTATATTAGTGAGTCTGTATGTGATGGTCTAATCCAATACTTTGAAGAACACCCAGGAAAGAAACCAGGAGAGACTGGAAGAGGTATTGATCCTGAGTTTAAATCATCTACAGATGTTTCTGTAAATCCTAGAAGTGAAGATCCTAGGATTTGTAATTACATGGACGAACTTACAAAAGTTTGCCACAAATACATGGAAAAGTTTCCATGGTCTTCAAAACAGCAATCTGCTTGGGGAGTAAATACTGTATTCAATATTCAAAAGTATCAACCAGGAGAAGCATTCTTTGGTTGGCACAGTGAGAGGACTACTTGGGCAGATGTGATTCCATTTAGACACTTGGTGTTTATGACATATCTAAACGATGTACACCAGGGAGGAGAAACTGAGTGGTTACATCAACAGATAAAAGTTCAACCAAGAAAAGGTCTGACTTTGATCTGGCCAACAGATTGGACGCATGTACATAGAGGAACACCTGCATTGAATGAGGTGAAGTATGTCATCACTGGATGGTATACTTATATGCTGCCTAGAAGAATGATTGATTATGATGCATACAACGGGGAAACATGAACTTAGAATATAGATACTGGTATTTTCCTGGAATCATCTCTCCAGAAATTTGCGATAGGATTATCGAGATTGGAAAAAATAAAGTCATTCAGTATGGCACTACTAATGATGTTAACTGGGATGAGACTGGTAATTACAGTAAAGAAGATCTTGATAGTATTCTACCAAAGAGAAACTCTCATGTTTCTTGGTTGACTGAACCTTGGATTTACAACATCATAAAACCTCACATCAATCAAGCTAATAAACTAGCAGATTGGAATTTTCAGTGGGATACAACAGAACAAGCACAGTTCACTATTTACGAACCTGGACAGTTCTATGATTGGCATCCAGATCAACACCATAAAACATATGGCGAAGATAATGCTTTCTGTGGTAAGACTAGAAAAATTTCTACTACTCTCTTACTAAATGATCCATCTGAATTTGAGGGTGGTGAATTGGAGTTTCAAACTACAAGGACAGAAACTGAAGTGTGTAAGGGTTTAGATAGAAAAGGATCCCTAGTCGTGTTCCCTTCGTTTGTATACCATAGAGTAAAACCAGTAACAAAAGGAACTAGGTATTCTCTAGTAACTTGGAATTTAGGATGGCCATTCCGATGATCTACGTTTCGCATATTAAAATAGAAGATTCTTTGTCTAAGAAATTGATCGACTATTTCGAGTCTCACTTGACAGAAACATACATCTGGGACGAAACTAGAATCCTTAGTATGGATCAAGGTGGTATTGGACTTGGAGTTGACAATGAAATCTATAGAGACGTTTTAGACATAGCGAAAAGAGTCAAAGACTGTGTTGGTCATGACTCAAAGTTCGCAACTTTGCAGAACGCTGAGATTGTTAAATATCCTTGTGGTGCTCATAAAAATTTCCACAAAGATAGAACTAGAACAACCACAACTGGAGCATCGATTACATATCTAAACGATGACTTTATTGGTGGACATACTATGGTAGAAGGTGTAGACGTTCAACCTTTACAAGGAAGAACAGTGTACTTTGATGGCATGGAATTTCGGCATGGGGTTTCTAATGTAGTAAAAAGAGATAGATACACACTTTCTATGTGGTATGGGTTTGATGAGACCATGCCTATCAACAATGATTTTTTGGAGTTATAAAATGCAGATTATTGACAATTACTTAGACGAAGAATTATTTGCTAGAATTTCTGATTTCGTTTTAGGTTCACAGAACATCCCATGGTTCTTACAAAAAGATATCTCTGGAGATGGAGAAGAAGATACTGTATACTTTACACACCTTTTTCATGCAGAGAATACTATACAGAGTAATCATTTTAAATTTGCTATTGAACCAATTACGTTTATGTTGGGAGCAAGAGCAATTGTAAGAGTCAAAGGAAATCTATATCCACGAACAGACGAACTTGTTTACCACAAACCACATGTGGACTTTGATTTTCCACATCAAGCTGCTATACTGTATCTGAATACCAATGATGGTTACACTGTTGTTGGTGGAGAGAAAGTTGAATCTGTAAGGAATAGACTTCTTAAGTTTGATCCTTCAGTAGAACATCAGAGTACAAATTGTACCGATACTCCATTCAGAGCAAACATCAATATCAATTACTTCTCATGACTAACCAACTCATTAGTCCTAGATTAGAGTATTCTTTTCCAGATTACATTGATGTTCCAGTATCAGCAACAGCAGATGCTATTGCTAATTCTATACAAGATATGTTGAGACAAGAGTTCAATGTTGAATGTGAGTTAGAATCTGTAGAGACTTCTGAAAACAAAGATGTAGTATCTCATGGAGATTTTGTTTCTTGCTTGGACATGCTGACAGGAGACCTGCATCACTTTTGTTTAGATGTAGAAAAACTCTCTGACATCAAGGTAGACTTTAAATTAGTTCCTAAGAAAAAACATTTTATCAAAGCTATGGTTTTTCGTTGGAGAAATACCAGAGACATTAGACATGCAAAATTTGACTTTTACTAGAATCAATGACCTTCCAGTGATCCACTGGAAGGATTTTTATTGTCAAGATGAATTTGAAAAGATATTCAAAGAGATAAAATATCTTGAAAGTTTTTTCAAGAGATCAACATCTCCTGGTGGTCCTGGTACAGCATACACTGATGGAGTTGCATTAAAAGAAGCGACTGGTATTCATCTCGACTCTGTGTATGAGGATAGAAATCAGTCTGATATCTTAAGTATTAACAGAAAACTATTCAAATCAAAATTAGAAACATACCACCCAATCTTTAGGTACGTTGGCGTATGTAATAATGATAGCACAAAGATACATCATTATGAAGGTGGAGATCACTATAAAAGACATATAGATGACTGTGTTATTACTGCCATCTCTTGGTTCTATGAATCGCCAAAACCTTTTACTGGTGGGGATTTAATCCTTGAAAATCGCCTTCATATCCCATGTCTAAATAATTCCATGGTGGTGTTTCCATCAATTATGTACCACGAAGTTACGCCTGTAGTGGGAACAGGTAGGTACTCAATGAGTCAATTTTTGTACATGTAATATCATGAACCTTGTCCAATTTGAGAATGAGCAACCTAGGACTAAGTTTGCTCCTACGTTCAACTACTATGTTTATGAAGACAAAGTAGATGTAAAGAATATCAAGTCTGTAATCTTGGAGAAGGAACAGAGTATTATCTCTTCGCATCCATATACACATGATTGGAATACTGGTCTAGGTCCATCTAGCATGACATCTAGATCCAATTGCTACAATCTATTGAAGTGGGATGAAGCATACTTTCTCAGAGAAATTATCCGCTCTGCTCATGACAATTTTATTACAACACTAGAATATGATTGGGAAAACAAAATCTATGTTCAATGTTGGGCAAACGTTCTCAGGAAAGGACAGAATCTAAAGCAGCACCAACATTGGACGAGTGAGTACACATATCTTGGTGGGCACATCTGTTTAGATGACTATGATACTCACACACATTATGTAAATCCATACCACAGAAAAACTTACCCAACAGAAAATAAGAAAGGCAGAATAACTCTATTTCCAAATTGGTTAGAACATTACACTGAACCATATCAGGGTGATGATGTCAGGGTTACTATCGCGTTTGACATTATCACAGAAGCAGTATACCATGAAGATATATTTGAAAACATGAAACAGCATTGGGTGCAGTTATGAAATTGACTACCGATAGGATTAGGGAAGCAATTGATTTTGTAATCAAAGATACACCTCTGATGTACGATGTTTCTGTTACTACTCCACCAGAAGAATTAATTCGCCAAAGAGCACAAGATCATTACAACTCAAATAAAGCAGAATCTCACAATGCTGAGTATCAAATTCACGAAAGTTGTAAGTCTGTAATTGTATGGAATGTGTTCAGCACCGTTGCATATGACTATCATTATAAGAATGAGTTCTTACCACAGATCATCACATATCTGAACATTAGATATTACAACGATGAACTTACCTTTGGGTATGATGGATATAATCTAAATCGTAAACAGTTTGCTATTAGGTCTGGAGCAGCAAAACTAGCAAAACCATCTCTAGCATTCCATAAAAAATTTGGAATGAATTATAAGATCGATCTTATTTTTACTAACGCAGAATTTGAAGATACTGTTGTAGTTGAGGGAGAACCTCACTATGATAACTGTCTTGGGTGTCCTGCTCCATGTGAGAAGAAATGTCCCATGGGATGTAAGATGGATTTTGATTTAGTTGATTGGGAAAAGTGTGCAAACTTTGTGGATGTTCCAGAAGCATTTGATAATTTAGACACTATTTGTAGGAAATGTCAAGAAGAGTGTCCATACTCAGAGCAATTAAAAAATAATATCCTGGATATCAACCCAAATTATGGAGCTAGGTTAAATGGGTGAATGGCGTTCGTGGAGATCTAATCCACCACATAATTATTTCTCTCCTAGATTTTCTGTAGATATGTGGTTCGATCAATTAGATGAAAGTCTTGTTGATAGTTTGCTAGAAGAAGCAAAAAAGAATGAAGACTTATATCTAGAAGATAGGTGGGAACATTACAACACATTCACCTGGGATTGTGAATGTATGGATATTCTTGGTAAAGTCATACAAAAATCATACTTAGATTTTTGTAAAAAACTTATGGTAAGACCAGAGAGGGTGTGGATTCGTGGGTGGATATATCCACAGAAGAAAGGCATGACTTTAAACAGACATTATCATGCTATACATGAAAACTCATATCTCAGTGGAAATATATGTTTGACTCAAAATGATACTACAACCAACTACGATATCCCATATCTTGGATGGATAAAGGTATCAAACAGGAAAGGTGATATGACTTTATTTCCATCATCTCTACCACATGCTGTAGATCAACTAGAAGATGAGGAAAGATATTCATTAGCGTTTGATTTAATTACAGAACAAGGTATGGATTATTTTTGGTGTAACAATACAAATGAGTGTGATCCTTTACTACTGGCGGTAGAGTTATGAAAGTTATAGATAATTTTTTACCATTAGAAGAGTTTGAACCTTTGCAAGAATTGATGCTTAGTTCAGACTTTCCTTGGTATTACAATCCATACATCACATATGCAAACGAAAACTCAGATGAGTTTCAGTTTACTCATTGTTTTTACAGGGCATCTATGGGTAGTGTTATTGGAGGTTTGCAAACAGGATTTCCTCAAATCATAGAAATGTTTCTCAAGAAACTTAGCATGAAATCTATTGTGCAAATAAAAGCAAACATGAATCCAAGGACTGATATTCTAAGAAAGTATCAGTTTCACGTTGACTGTGATCTAAATTGCAATACAGCAATATTTTACATTAATTCAAATGATGGGTATACAGAATTTGAAAATGGTGATAAGATTGAGAGTGTTGCCAATCGACTAGTTTTATTCGATTCAAATCTTGAACATAGAGGAACATCATGTACAGATTCTAAAGTAAGAGTTCTCTTAAATTTAAATTACTTCTAATGTCAGAAACACAAAAGTTCTTTTTTAAAGAGGGTTTCCTCCCAATCAAACAATTAGTAGTTGATCCTGAGATCTTGTCGGAACATATCCCTAAAGATCGTATGCTTACAGAATATCATTCAGAGTATAATTACTTTGGTGAGTTTCAGGATGAGTTCAACAATGAGATCCAAGTCCCAGGATCTTTTTCTAGAACTTGTTATCCAGCATATAAAAAAGTACATGATTTGGTAATGGAAACTCTTGAAAAGAATTTCCTACAAGATATCAAATTGTTTCCGACATATTGGTTTGATCGATTATACTATCCTGGTATTGATCTGAAAAGACATACTGATTGGATTGCATGTGATATCAGTGTTACCTTACAGGTAAGCACAACCCTGAAACAACCATGGACTTTCTATGGTAAAACAAAATCTGGCAAAGAAGTTGGATATGACATGGAGAATGGAGATGCTGTTCTCTATGCAGGGCATGATATTGAGCATTGGAGAGAACCCATGCCAGGGGAGTATGGAGATTGGCATCACCAAATGTTCTTACACTACGTAGTAATGGACGGTGATCGCTACAATGAATTAGTGCGGAAGGGAAATATATACCCTGATGCATTCATTAATCGTAGAAAACGTTATAGGAATTCTTTCTATAACTATACTCACGACATGGAATAAATACTACACACACTATTCACTGTGATAACTATGGACCCAGCAGCACTTAAGGAAAATTTCGAGAAGCAAATTGCTGAAACGGAAAAACAGATTTCGGAACTAGAAACAAATCTGACTAAGGCAAGAGAATATAAACTGAAACTGGTTGGAGGTCTTGAGACTCTCGGACTTCTAGAAGGCGACTCAGACCCAGACGTTCCAGCAGAAGAAGCACCAGCTGAATAAATACTAAATCCCTTCTTCCTAAATAGGTAAGAAGGGATTTTTTGTGTGTAATGGCATCTCCAAGTTCAAGAGCTGAACTCATCACATACTGCAAGAGGCAACTTGGCGAACCTGTCTTGCAAGTTAACATTGACGATGAGCAAGTTAACAACGTTATTGATGACACGTTCCAGTTCTTTCAGGAGAACTGCTATAACGGTATGGAGAGATGTTATCTATTCCACGAAATCACTGCTGACGATAAGACAAGGTTTGCTGCTAGTGTAACAACTAGTAATGGCACAACTGACTGGAAAGAAACAACAAATTATATTCCAATCCCATCTCATGTTACTGGTATCAGTA